TAAGCATCTCGACCTTGGTGCAGTCGGTTATCTCAAGCTCGTCATTGAGGCGAACGAGATAGTTCTCGGTGACTAGGCGTTGATCTTTCTCAGGATGCAGGTAACTGAGCGGCCCCCATCGTGACGGGAAGTGCTGGTTATTTTCTGAGTGATAAAGCGTGTAGTTAGTAGCGCGGATGTTGACGAGGATGTCGCCATCTTGATCTATAAAGATACTTGGGTTCATCGGGGTCATATCGCCCGGCACAACTAATGGGGCTAATCTGCCACCTTGCCCAACCGCCTTTTGGACTAAGTTCATACACCTACTCTATCAAGTTTACAAGTGAGCGCGTTTTGTCTTGCGATAGTTGCGTGTAAACCTGAGTTGTAGCAACCGAGGAATGGCGCATTAAATCTCTAACTGCTAGCAGATCGCCACCTGACTTCTCTAGCATCGTTGTCGCAAAATAATGGCGCAACGAGTGAAAGTGTTTGGCGTTTGGCCCCAAGATTCGGCGCATTTCATCTGCCGCCTTCTTGGAAAACTTGTTTGGGTCATAATCCCAGAGCTTGCCTAAAGTGTTGTGAGATTGAATCATCTCGGCAACGCGCTTGGCTACTGGCACGATTAAATCGGTTTTGCCTTTACCAATAACCCGCAGGGAATACCCGCCGTTATCTTCGATTAGATCAGCGCCTTCTATTTTGGCTACCTCATGCGCTCGCAGTCCGACTAGACCGCCTAAGATGAACCAGTCTTTGTAAGGTTGCTTTGCCTCAGCTATCAACTTATCAAACTCGGCTTGCGTGACTGGCTTTGGTACGCCTCGACCAGACTTGACTCTAGGCAAATCCTCAGCAGGGTTATTGCCGTTGACTAAGCCCATCTTGTTCAGATGTTTGTAGATAGAGCGCAATCGAGAAACATAGTTTGCCTTGGTGCTTTGCTTGGTAGCCGATAAGACTACTTGCTCAAGGTCTTGGACTGTGGCGAGCGCAGGATGTACGCCGATGCGCCGAATGATCTGCCAGTCGGTTCTAATGACATACGGACTAAAGCCGCTAGTATCATAGCGATTCTTTAGTTGACGATGAATCTCGTCAAGCGGTATAAGCTCCATAGTATAAGGGTAACAGGTACGACTGCTCGCCGCTGTAACGGCGAGTCAGATTCGTAGAGCTCGTTGAGAACAAGCGAGTTTATTATACCCTAACTCTCTGTGGAGTGTGCAGGGATTATAAAACCCTAGCCGTTTGATCGATGCTTTCGCATTACAGGGACGGTTCTAGGGTATTTAATTGTTTATCCTGCTATGAGGAAACTTGGTTCTAGTAAATGTAGCAATTTGCTCTAATAAGATATTAGTTCTGGCGCATTGGTCAATATCTTCACCAACGCCATTTTTAGGACAATCAAAAGGATCGCAGATAAGAGATTCAATCTCTAGCGCAATCTTTTCCCGTATTTCTTGTTCATTCATGCCCCCATCTTACACCCTATTGGGCAGTAGGCGCAGAGTTGGCTGCAAGTGTGGCTTCGTAGGCTGATTTTAGACCTGACCAAATTGAACCGTCAGGGTTAGTTACAATGACACATTCTTGGCCTAATGAATTTGTATAAGTTTCCATTACAACTCACATCCTGTAAATAGAATATATGCGCCTGTGCTATTGAGTCGGAACAGGTCAGCCTGACCTGCTGCAATGGTTGGAGAACCAGCACTTGTAGTTACGGCTATGGTTACATAATCAGTTCCCGAACTGTCAAAACTTATAGCAGTTGGATTTGCCGTGCTGAGAGAACCATTGAATACATTGAAAAGGCTCAAAGATGGAATTGTTATCCCAGTTGGAGCAACGCGAGCCGTTACTGGCATTTTTATTGTTACAAAAGTGCTTGTTGTGCCAGTAGCCAATGAAACAATACTTTGATTTGGGCCAATAAGTGCTGGCAAGTAACGCTGGCACAAGGCTAACTCTCCTTGGAGTGTGCCACCTGCTCGGCTGAATGGTGTGGCAACTGAGCCGATTTCTAGTTGTACGCCTGTGATGTCGTAGTAATCATTAGCGCCAGCCGTACCTGTTGGATCTTGTTCAAAGTGAAAACCAAATTGAGTATTGCTGCTGGTTAATTGTGTTGTAATTGGAATTGTGTACTTTACCCATGAAGAGGTAAGGGTTACATTCGTTGTTTGGAAGTTATTGCCACCAGTAAAACCACCACCAAGCGAGCCGTCTGTTCCTGTACCTGTTGTGAAAATTGCTTGAAGAATGTTGCTTCCAATTGAGGATGAGTAATTTGCTCCAGCCCTAGCCCAAAATGAAAAGACTAGATTCTGCCCCCAAAGAGTAGGAATAAAAGCTGTTTCATAGCTTGTAGCGATATTGATTCCAAGGGTTTGAGTATCGCCAGCAGTTCTTTGGGCGCGTACTGCATAATTGAAACCGTTGAGTGATGGACTAATTCTTGACCAAGTGGCTCCATTGGTTGCAGTCCAACGAAAAAATTGCCAACGGTCTGCACCGTAATAAGGCGAGGTTCCGGTAAAGGAAATGCCTCTTTGCCAGTAATCGTAGGCTCCGTTAGCCACGGTATTTTTACCAGCAACTACTGGGGAGATTGCCCCACCCGTATTCTGCTCAACTGTTGAAGTTTGCTGTGCGCGACTCATGACTTATTCACCTGCCTGTGGTGTAGTTGGAGTGGATAACTCGGATGGGAGTGTTTGATTTGTTTGTTGAGCATCGTAATGCTCTTTAGTCATTGATGTAATTGAGCCATCTGGGTTAGTAATTTGTACCCACTCAACATTGCTTGAGTTAGTAAATACAGTTATGTTTTCCATTACAACTCCGCACTAAATCCGATGTAACCTGAGGTGCCATTAGATAAAAATTCATAAGTTCTATACTGGGTCAATCCAGTTGCGGCAACATAAAGTCTTGCCATTGTGCGACCAGCACCACCTGATGGGTAGGATAAAGTTGCAGTTTGTGGAAACAGAGTAACCGTATCCCAAAGGCCAAGGTTGTTTGCTTCAATTACTGGTGGTGCAATTCTCATTTGAACTGGGAATGTAACTACGGCTTCGCCACCAGTGGAATTTGAAGCGATAACATAACCAAATGGTTGATAGTTTCCATCGCCACCCATACGGCAGTAATATCGTTGAGCAGCCATTAACTCCCCCTGAAGTGTTCCAGTAGCAGTTGAGAATGGTGTTGCCACCGAACCTGCTTCTACCTGCAATCCCCAAATGTCAATGGTCTGAACTGTATTTGCAGCAACTTGCAGACCTACTTCTAGGAATGAAGATGACCCAACAGTTTTACCAGCAATAGATGGAATATTGTAAGTTACGGAATATCTTGCCCAAGAGGTTGTTGCAGTAATTGTTGAAACACTTGGATACACGGCAGAAGAACCACCTGAACCAAAAATTTGCCCCAAGTATGGGCTTATGGTTCTAGAGGCATCAGCCTTAGCCCAAAACGAAACTGTAATTGTTTGACCAGCAAAAGTCTGAACATTCTCAATTCTTTGCATCAAGGCATTGTTATATCCCCCGCCAGAACCAGCAACAGTTTGAGCAAAGCGATAGAAGTAAAAACTTTCGTATCCAGCAACTGGGGCAGAGCCAGGAGTGAAGGCTTGCTGGCTGATGGTACGAGTTGCACCTGAACCGTCATAACTAATCAAGAATCTATCAGCATTGTAACTTCCCGCTGATGGACTGCTAAATGAAGTGCCTCTTTGCCAGATTGCGAAATCACCATTCAGAATCTTGTTACGGCCCGCTACGAATTGTGGCCCTGCCCACGATACGCCCGTGCTGGCAGAAGAGTTTGCCACGAGTGTTGACCCGTCAGCGCCTACGCCGAGGTTGGTGACTGTGCCTGATGCAGTACCGACAACAAGATCGCCTTTAGCTGCAATTGTTGCAAGCGGAATAGCGTTAGCGACTGTGAAGCTGCTAGGCGATACGACTTCGGCAGAATCTCCTGCGACAAGAGCAGTAAGCCCTGTGATCGAAGTACCTGTTGAAG